TGTAAAACCAATAAACATCTTTCTCTGTGAGATACACCCTACGTTCACCTTTTTTGAATTGACCCTTATTCATTACGTGGTCTATCTCGGTGTGTAGTTTCAAATTAGGACCATTCTCATATGAGATGTAATAGTTGTTGGGTAATATGGGTTGGTCATCCACAAAATAATACTCTACAGGAGTAAAACCAGATTTAAGTTCTTCTTTTACCGTATGGTCATAAGTTGCGATGGTCATTTTACCTTCTTTACTCATAATGGTTCTACATTGTGTAATCTCTTCTTTTGGTTTTGGAATTATTACCAAAGATACTTTTTTGTTCATCGTGTTTCTTTTGTCACTAATGCCTCAACTTTACTTTTCATACGTTGGGCGAGTTCTACCTCATTAACGGATGTAAGTATAAGGGACTCTTTCAAAAACTTAAAGGGTATATGAAAGAGAAAATCCTCTCCGTTGAAAAATGACAAATCATCTTTCAGTTCCAAAGACGCATTGATGGCCTTTAGGAAGAGTTTGAGCTGTATCGCATCTACGATTGTCTCGTTTATGAGAGTTCCGAATGTTTCGTGTTGGATTTTGATTGAGAATGTTTTCATTATTTTACGAGTTTACCGTCTTTAAAAATCATACAATAAATTAAGTATAGACATAGTGCTGTCATACCAACAAAATAAATTACTTGTCCTATAGTCATAGTAGAAAGGCATTAGCAACTGTTACAACTACTTTTAGAATAATCACTGTCAGACAGAATACTGCTCCGACAACAAAAAAGATATCATCAATTCCTTCTTTCATAGTTTTTGTTTTTGGTTCTACAAAGGTAAAAAAAGTTTTCTGAAAAACAAAACCCCACTTATCAAAAACTAATTCGAAAGTGGGGTTTAAAGTATAAACCAACTAAATATAGGGGGTTTGTTGGCTGATATTATGATAAGATAAATATAACATATTTTGAAAAAGTGAATATTTCATCTTAATTTTTTCATTTTTTTATTTTATTTAAATTGTAATGCCCCTAAAAATCCACCAAGCCGAGCCGTTAAAGGCGAGGGGTGTAATTCCGCTCAAATTGTAATGCTCATCTAACCAGTCCTTCATAATTAACTGAATATCTTCATAATCAATATAAAATAACGATTCCAATTTTGACCAAATTAGGTCATTATCAATCCAAACATATTCTTTTTTTTCATCGTATTCCATAAAAATCTTATTATCAGAATTTACATAAAAAATTGAATCGGGAGATTTGGGGTCGGTTTTTGGTGTTAAATTTCCGAATGATTTTCTTAGATATAATTTAACAACATTAACTAATTGTGGTTTATTTATTCTTATGTTCATTTTTTAAATAATACCGTGTTAATTATCTCAGTTAGACCATCTCCGATTGGACTTGGCAAATCATCCAATTCAAAATATCCATAATCTTCATGTTCTTCACCATCTTTCGCTCCCACCAAATCAGGAACAATTTCTTCATCTGAGTCATACAAAAATAAACTCATAATCCCCCTCACAAAATTATTTTTATTATCCATAGTTTTGATACCACCGATATATTTTAAATCATCAGGTTCAAGTTTGATACGGGTTTCTTCAAATAGTTCCCTAACGGCACAGGATAATTTATTTTCGTTTTTTTCTTGGTGACCACACGGAACTGACCATTCACCAGGTCTTGAATCTTCGTCCATACTTCTTTTACAAAGTAATACCTTATCTTGACATCTGATTAAAACACCTGAGTATCTTTTCAATTCCATTTTCTTGTTATATTTATCTGTATGATTATATCAATAAATAGTTCGAAGTTCAAAGTTAAGATTGCCGCTACAAGAGAAAACATTCAAAATGGCATGATGAAAAAAAGATTCAACAAGGGTTTTGACGGCATGTTATTTCTTATGGGTTCAGGTGACCATTCTTTTTGGATGAGAGATTGTATTGTTCCTCTTGACATAATCTTTATTGACGGAAACGAAATTACAAAAATTCATTCAAACTGCGAACCTTGTCACGAAAAAAATTGTCCTCACTACGAAGGTTTTGGAGATTTGGTTTTGGAACTCGAAGGTGGAACCTGTGAAAGGTTAGGTATTGAGGAGGGTGATATTATTAAGATAATTAGTTAAAACCCGAAGAATTCATCGAATGTATCCAAAAGAGGGTCACCTGAAGTCTTTTTAGGTTCAGGTTTAGAAGTCATCTGAGGTTCGAAATCAATTTCAGGTTCTTCCATATCAACTTGAGAAAACTCTTCGTTCCAATTTTTCTTTCCCTGTTCAGAAGAAACATATTCTTGAAATTTTTGATTCAATTCCTCTTCAGACATTTGTTTTGGTAATTCTTCAGGTTCCATAAATGGAAGACCCAAAGACGATAAGAAACTAGTGTACCATTTTGTTCTTCTTGCCAAACTTGTTAATGCTCTATTTCTCCATAGTAAACCAACCGTTGCACCAGGCCAAAAGTATTTAGCCATAAAAGTTGGGTCTTTAGGTTTGAAATTCCTAAATAATTTGGGGTTTGAAACTGACTTTTGGAGTGTCTCTATAAACTTTGTCGCGTCTTTTGGTGACATTTTTGTAATTCTTTTTGCCGCACCACTCACTACTCTTTTACTTTGTATTCCTTTTTTCGCAACATTGGTAAATAAATCAATCCAATCGTTAATTGTCTTTCTTAACCCACCAGTTAATTTACCACCAGGTATCATATCCACAGCTCTTTTTAATTTCTCACCCCATTTTATTGACGAGTTAATTAATTTAGACATAATACCCCCTTGTTTTGATGCTGTTTCCAAAATTTTTGCGGCTTCTACGGTTTTTCCCATTTTTGATAATCTAAGAGCCTCATTCATTCCTTTCATCAACTTACTACCTTTACTAACACCCATGATTGGTTTAGCAACCGCATCTCCAACATATGGTATAACCGCAATCATCGATAAAAAACCATAAAAATAATCACCCTGTCTCAAATAATCCAAACCATTTATCAAATCGACCACACCTGTTGGGTCAAAAATCCCTAATATATCACCAACAGTATTCCACCATCTGGCCTCTGATAAGTTTATTTTTTTATCTATTTGAAAATTTTCCAATAAACTTATAACAAACTCTCTTTCTTCACTCGAAAAAGATTCCCATTTGTTATTCAATTCGATATATACCGATTTTTTCATATGTTTTTTTTTATAAATATCTAATTAATTATTAATTTTACTTTGTAGTATCTCAACAAACTTATTTTGTAAATCTTTAACCAAATCCGATGAAGTTCTTTTTTTAACTTCAAACTCCTCCATTGAATCGATGGGTCCCCCTTCTTTTTTAATTTGATTGATGCCCGCCGATACTTGTTTTTCTGACAAACTTCTGAACTTTAATAATTTACTTTTCAAGTCTTTGACAAAAGTGTTTGTTCCTTCGTAGTTCGCGATAGGTAAAGTTTCTTTAGGTAAATCTTTTGTATATGGTTTATCGTAACCACTATATATGAAATTTATTCCCGATATGTTTGTGATACATTTATGACCACCAGAGTTTGCTTTCAGAAAATCATAGGCGGTTACTGAGTTTGTGTTTGGGTCATACGAAGGAGTATTTCCGTACATCGCCATCATATCTTTTTGAGTAAAACCTACAGAATTTTCGGTTGCTTCTCTTTCTGCAATTTTTTTGATTATTTTATATGATAAGATTTCTTTTTCAAGTTCAGGTTTAAATTCTTCTAGTACTTTGTCCTTAATAGGCCCTAAATCTATACCCTTAAGTGCCCTATTTTCCTTATATGGATTACAAGATGCTTGAACCATACCAACAGGTGCTCCTATACCTGTAACTAAAAAATCTGCATCAGGATATATCTCGAAAGGAACATATCTGTCATAGGAACCTTTTTTCATTTTACCTAAACCATATTGTACTAATATGTTACCCAACTTTTTAATTCCTTTGTTTTCATCACCCCTTTGTTTTATAAACTCATCTTGGTTTTTTTGCATAGTTTCAACGTCCGCATAATTTCTATCTACCGCTAACTTTTTTATGTTGTTATATATACTAATCAAACTTGCCTCTGAATTCATAACCAAGTATTCCATAAATTCAGGATAGTTTTTGTATGCCAACAATAGTTTGTTAGTTACCAACCCAAAAAGAATTTTGTTTTCTCTTAATGATTTGTCTTTATCAAAGTTATAAACAAAATTCATAACCATTTTAGGTGTTACTTTGTTTTCAACAAATTTTGCCGAATCGACCATTGAAATAACAAATATGTCGTCATTTGTAAAGATTTCTTTTGGTGAGATTACTTGAGATATTGTTTCAACATTTGATTTTGCCTGTTTAAAACTTGTTGAGGTGTGACCTTCAACGCCTGATTGAGTATCGTGATGGTCAGTATGTATTTCAAACATCACTTTCCCATGAGCAAAATCTACGAGTACTGGCATTATTTCACCTTCAGCATCGGGTTTCTTAATTGCCCATTCCTTTTCTCCATATTGGATAACCTCACAATCAACAACCTCAAATCCTTGGTCTTCCAAATAATCTCTCATCGCAATTGCGGTGGTAACACCATCCAAATCTTGATGAAAATATATTTTTGCTTTTTTATATCTTTCCAATAAAGAATTTATATTTCTGATACCTGATTCATTCAACAACTTTTGAACTAATCTGTCGACTTGCGCCTCTGATAAAATAACTGTATTCATATCAGATAAATACCATATAAAACAAAAAAACCAACTTAAAGTTGGTCTTCTTTTATCTCTTCAAGAGTTTTAAAGTAATTTACCCTTGTTTCAGCGACTTGACAATAGTTAGGCGAAAGTTCAATACCAATCCATTGTCGTCCCAAAATTTCTGCAGCGACCAAACTAGTTCCACTACCTGCAAATGGGTCAAGTATGATATCGTTTTTATATGTCAATATCTTAATAGCCTTTGTTGGAATATCCATTGAGAATGTGGCTTTTGTCATTGGTCTTGAATCGTTCAGGTATTTCCATTGTCCGAATACCAACTCCATAAACTCTTTCTTATCTTCGTCCTGATAAACTACTTTAGTTTTGAATGTTCCATCCTCTTGTTCTATTTGAGTCGGAACTCCCTTCCATTGTGGTTCACCTTTTACTTTCTTAATGTGTTTGTGTTTGTAAGCAAGTATCACACATTCCTTGGGGTTATATATGTATGGACTCGACGGACTCATCCATGAACCCCATGCGGTTGTCTTACTTCGGTGTGGGGAATCTTCTTCTAAATCGACAATACCAAAAAACTTAAACCCAATTTTTTTCATTAACTGATATATCTCCGACACAAAAAAAATCCGTCCACCTTTATCTTGGCGATTGATTTCATAAGGAATATTAAGAGCGATTCTACCATCATCTTTTAACACTCTAAATGCTTGGGTTAACCAATTCTCAGAGAACTCCAAATATTCATCAAAAATAACATCATCATTATGTACGTCGTATGCGATTCCAACACCGTATGGACAACTAGTCACTATTAAGTCAATCGATGATTCAGGAAATGTTTTCATAACCTCCGAACAATCCCCATTTATAATTTTTCCTGTTTCAATCATTTTTTTTCTAATGTTTCAATCTTATGTTGTAAGTACCAAAGTGCCTTTTTTAAATCTTCCAATTCTTTATCAGTGTTTTTCTTTCCTGCTCTTGAAATATATTTTACTGTATTCCCTAAACAAAAATCCAATCCCCAAGCATCAATAACCTTGATTGCTTCGTATGGATTTAATTCACCTCCGTAATGATTAGGGTGATTAACCATTTCTTTATCCATACATCAACTATTTTGATAAATTAACTTCATTGTGTCAGGATTAATTACAAACTGAAAATCAATAATTGATAAATTATCTTCTGAGTAATCATTCTTAAACGATAGGTTTGAACCCTGAACATCAAAATTTAATCCATTTACTACTTCACCAATTGGGTCTAAATATTCAATCGTAACTGAGGTAATTTTGAATAGGTCCGCAGGATTAAATGAATAATTTACGGTTTGATACATTTTTGTTTTGAAGATTAATTTATCTCCTTCATTATAAATTTTAAAACTTCTAAAAAGATATTCAGGTACAGTTACCTCTTTGTTAAATTTGATAATGAATCTGTTTGATTTGAGCGGTTCAACCGGTGTAAATTTTGTTAATTCAGGCATTTGATTTTGTTCTATAAAAATTTTTATTGTCTTTTACTTCTTCAATGACACCCTCTTCAATGTAATCCTTGAGTATTTCTTTTGCATTATACTCGTTACATTCTAAAATACTTTCTGCAATAAACGAGATATGTAAAGGTCCTCTTAACTTATTTAGAAGAATTCTTTCTTTGTTTTTTGGAAGTGGTGTTGTCATCTGTCTCTGTAGTTGGGGATTTGAACTGTTTTTTCCACTCTGATTTTGATACGTATTCCCACCCGTATTTTACCTTTGGTAAGGCATCTTTGTCTTTAACTCGTTCGAGTTTTCCTGTTTGTTTGTTTCTTAGTGTTTTCATATATTCCAGTCTTTGATTTTTTCAACGATTTGTTTCTCGGTCATTCCACCACGATAAAGGTTATAAACCTCTGTGGATAATTTATCAACGAAAATAATTGCATCTGCCTTAAATAGGTCTTTCAATAACTGACCTTTGCGG